TATAATGCAGCAATGCCCTGTTGCATCGTTTCAAACACGGCAAACCTTCCGTTCGGTCCACCTTCTTTTGTCGCTCCGGCCTGCCCTACGTAATTGAGGTTACCAGGGTTGTTGTTTCTCAACCCTCTTGTTGTGGTCCCGTAAGCACCGTACGCATCATTCTCATGGGCGTTTCCTTTTTGGGTGCCGTAAGCGCCATACGTATTGTCGATGTCGTTAAAACCAAGACTTCTCCACCATTGCATGATTTTATCTGTAGGTGTGTTTCCGGATTCCTGGGAAGCCTTTTGCTTTTCAAGCATTTTATTAACAAGATACTCGCCTGTGCTTACTCCCTGCTTTTCGGCTTCTTTGTCAGCCTGCCCTAATTTATCCCAGGCACTGACAACGGCCATTGCTGCAATGACAGGACCGAAAGCCGCTGCCACCCGTCCGATCGCGCCAAGCATGCCCAAGGCCCAAGATCCGACAACAAAAGCCAGTAGGATTTTGAGTGCGTTTTCCCAACCTCCAACCGCTTCAGCCGCCCCTGAAATTTCAGTAGCGCACTTACTAAAGAATTCTTCAATTTGCGGCCCGTGATTGGTTATCCAGTTACCCAGTTGAATCAGTAGCGGTGGGATTTTCTCAAGATACGGCAGCATTGCTTTATAAAGCGTTTGACCGGCAGCTTCGAAGTTTCTTTTTAAAGTAACAAACTGAACGTTTAGCTTAGTTGCATCACCAACTAGTGACTCCGTGGCTTTTGATTGCTGCTCAAACAATCGTTGATTATTGAGGAATGACCCATTATTGAGAGCTTGTATGGTTGCGTTATCAAGATTTAAATCCTTACCAACCTTTCTTTGTGCGTCCTTGCTAAATTTATCCCAACCCTCAGCTAATTGCCTGAAAATGTCACCCGAGTTCATTTTATTCAGGTCAAACCGCTTGCCAATTATTCCCTCAATCCCCCCTAACGTTTTAGTAAGAGGGTTATTCGAGATATCGCCACCACCACGAAACTCAGTAATCAGATCCTGAAAATTCTGAAGAACTCCCACTATCTTTTCACCACTCGACCCTGCCGCCTCTGCCGCGCCGGTAAAGCCATCTAGCTCTTTAGCGGTCATATCGAGCGCTTTTGATGAAACGCCCAACTGAGTAAGGCTGCTGGTCATCTCAGTTACGAAGTTTTTAACTCCGTACAGGGAAAGGGACACGCCAGCAAGAGCAATGATTTCGTTTCGGATTGAGCCAAAAAAAGAAGCAGCCCTTTTACCGGCCGCCTCCATGTCTTTCGCTGTTCTTTCTGCATCATTTCTGGTGTCATCAAGACCGTCAGAAACTTCCTTCTGACCTTTCTTAAAGCCTGACGAATCAAGGCCCAGCGTGACGACCAGCGCGTCGATAATCGTTCCTGCCATTAACGGGCCTCATTTGCTCTGTTGATGACCATTTTGTTGTAACTGTCCACCGTGGATATTTCGAGCAGCCACCACAAATCCTCAGTGCCAAGCGTTGTGCTCAGTTCTGTCAGTGTTGCCATGCCCGAAGAGAGCACAGTCGCTATGGTTTTGGGGACGTTGACATAATCAGCCAGGCCATGAACGGTATCGGTCATGACTGGGGGAATGTCTAACTGGCGGCGGCCTGAGAAAAACCCACGTGTAGCTTGAACACCTCTGCGCGAAGTTTCAGGCGGGTGGATACCTCTTCGATATCGCTGTCGACGAGAGAGCGCACAATGTTGCGGTTTGACGGGTCGGGGATGATTTTGACGCACTTCATCAGCTCATCCAGAAGCGGCTTTGCATCAACCGGGTCGACTTTAGTCAGCATGCCAAAGCCGATGCGCGCCATCTCATGCATACCCATATCAGCTATGTTATCCGGCACTTCAACGCCGTTTTTAGCCATCGCCAGTCCGGCACGGATAGCCCACCATTCCGCCTCTGTGGCTGGCATTTCAGTAATGCGGAACAGCTTGCCAGTGTCGCGGTTATCGCCGTCTACTGAATAGTCAATTTCTTTACGTGCCATGATATGCCTTATGCCTGGTAGTCTTCAGGGGTTACGTTTTCCCAGTTAATCTGGAAGGTTCCGGCCTGTAGCGTTCTTTGCGCATCTGGCATGGCTTTTACCCGTTGCAACACTCCGTTAGTAAGAGTGTATTTCTTGCCAGTTGCGGGAAGAATTACTGTGGCATTGCAGCGGAAAACAGCCTTTGAAGTGACAGATGTAAGCACCCACGTTTCGAAGATGGGCCAACTCGGGCTGTCAGGCATCAGCGTGATCGTCTGGAGGTATTCGCCAAACACAAAGCCGGCTGAAAGTTTGCCGTCTGCACCACGTACAGAAACGGCGGTTTCAGTGTCTCCAAAAGCAAACATGGCATCCGCTGCGTATCCCTCCAGCGTCTGTGCGCTGGGGTACAGGTTGGTAACAGTGAGAGCAAAAATAGCGTCAGCACTGGTAATTGTATTTCCTGCCATTTACTTGCTCCTTACTGGACCATGATGGATGCGAGGGTGATTTTCTGAACACTGCCGCCGTCCGTGTAGTAGAAAGAACATCCCGGACGGATGCGATCTGCTCGCTGTTGCGCTGTGGCTCGCGGGATATACAGATACCAACCCTTGGAAACAATCGACGCCGCCACATCAACGCCCACAGCGTTTTTGATTTCATCAAGCTGGGATGCAGATAAATCAATGCCGGTACGGATTCCTCCAAACACTTTCCCTTGCTCGATGGTGTCAGCAAACGACGCTTCAATAGCAGCATCGCCCCGGGTGTTATAGGGGAGAGAGCGATTGGATTTAAACAGGTCAATCGCGTTTCGCATCAGACGAGAGTTAAGCCAGATCTGGAAGCAGAAGCTGTCAAACCATTTAAAATCGCCTGTAATAGCGCCTTCAGCCCAATACTGAGTATCAAAATCGTTGGCGGTGTACGCACCATAGAAGTTGTACCCATTGGCTTTAAGGGCCGTGCAATCGGCGCTAGATGTGACGTTTGCAACAAGGCCGGATTGTTCACGGAATTTAAACGGAACACGCCCTTCCTGACGATCAAAGTCGAGGCTGGCGGCATAACCCAGCGCAGAAGCTGCATAAGTCTGATCGCCGTAAACCGGCAGTACGTTCTGGTAGTTGTATGTCTCGATGAGCTTATAAGTCAGCGTTGACGTACTGCCCTGCACTTTGGCGTCAGCTTCATCGTAGTGGGCAACATACCCAAACCGGTCATTCTCGCTGTTTACCCAGGAAGAAAACGCCAGGTGCTGCGCTTCATCGCACTCAAACGAGGTGGTGAACAGCGCCCAGTTCTGGGTTTTATCCAGCACAGAAACCATCAGGGACGGGACATTAGCAATATCAGCACCCTGAGAGATGATGGCCCCGGTAGCCGCAGTAAATCGCAGCGCTGTAGCCGCCGTGCCGGTTGCGTAGGTGATGGTGCTTGCCGCGCCGGTGGTGCTTGATTTGATGATGAATGCTTTCTGTACCGTGTCGTAAACCACATCAACACCGGAGCCAATCGCTGTTTTGATAACTGTCGCCGCCTGCGCAAAACTGGTAACCGAGGTGAGAACGATATTGGATGAGGTTTTAACTGTGCCGTCTACGGTGATGATCAGAGTTCCGCTGATGAGTTTTAACTGGTCAAGCGTCATGTCTGACAGCGAACCAGAGCGCAACCATGCTGATACAGCAGCTTCATTGAACTGCGCAAACAGCAGGGAGCCAGGCTTTTTAGTGGAGCCGTCATAGCCATTGAAATAGATGGCGGCCATGCCGTATTCGGTCGAAGTGAAGCCAAAATAACGACCAACATCTTCTTTGTTCGCAAACGATGGAACACTACCCACCGGCGCATACTGACTGTCTGTTAAAATAAGACCGTTTAAATCTACCGCGCTACCGCCCGCTGGCAGTACTCCGGGGTTGATTTGTACGTCTTCACGTAAGGAAATTGCCATTTAAGGGCTCTCCGGTGGGTATTTTAAATCTGCGGCAATAACGCCAACTGTGATGCTGTCAAAGAAATCCTGACGCGTGGAAACGCTCGGGTTGTATTGCCCGATAAAATCCATCGTCCAGCGGCTTTCGTATTGTTGCTCGCCGTTAATCATCGTTGTCTGATGCGGGTCGGAGCAGTAGAGAGGAATTAATGTGTTGCCGTTTTGCCTGAACCATTCACAGGCATATTCTGAGCGGATCAGCGTACCGATAATTGCAGCGTTATCCGCCGCGCTTTCTCCGTAGCAGTCAATCTGGCAGGGCCACTGCGTGCTACGACTGGTTTGCTGAACACCTTCGCCATAAACACCGTTATCAGCGTACCTGACGCGGTTGGTTGAAAGACCGACCTGCCTCATGGGTGTCATGATAA